CACATTGCAATACAATCAATATGGTAACTATTAGGCAAAAGAATAACGAGATGATAGTGATGCTGCCCTGTCCAGACTGCCTTTAACTGGAGGCAATGCGAAGTCATCCATATCTTCAGGCAAGAGTTGTTTGCGTAACTCCAGATATAATTCATGAACTACATCTGAAGTCTCATACATCTCAACCATTGCCTCACGAATGATTCCACCAAAGCGTCCAGTGTCAGCACAATGAGTCGCAAAGCTGTCATGTATTAACATAAAGGAATTAATGCCATCTTCTTTCGCTCTTGCCACACTTAGCTGGAGATGCGCTGCATCCCAAGAATGAACCACGTTGGGAGCCATACCCTGACTAGACTTACGACTGCATATTTGGTCTGTTTCTTTGCTCATTGTCATGAAGACTAGTGTCCCATTAATTTTGGTTTTTACCCTATGTGAGTCAGTGTTGTAATAAGACTGAACCACAGGAAAACCCAAAGGAGTAGTCCATCTAACTGGCATTGTCTGCTTTGAACCATCAGGCATAGTGAACTTGGTTTTAGCCACCTTGTTAGCAGCAGACGTTAACCATTCCATAAGCATAGCTGGACGTTTAACTGTATCAACCACAGCGTCCCAAAGGTGACGAGAAACATAACTGGCTGCACGATAACCATCATCATAAGAGAATGGAAAATCCTGGCATGTCTTAGAACATTCACGCTTTTTTGGGCGCATTACATCTTCAATGAGTTGCTCACGGAATCCGTACTGTTTTGACCCATATGAATAGGTCATTACGCTTCGCTTTGCCTCCCCCCTAGTGAATCCAAATTTCAGCCATTCTAAAGCCAGTTCAGTATAGTTAGGTACTCTTACCCCCATGTTGTTTAAGACAGGCTCACCCCAGTGTTCAAAGGGCTGCTGAGAGTCTTCAATTAGCTTCTTAACGACCTTATCAGCTACTATCTGATAGACATCTTGAGGTACTTCATTAGGAATGATGTTGACACTCTTGGCAGTAGTCTTGCATTTCATTGCCATAGCTAAATGTTGAAGACCTGAGCAGCTACCATCCATTGATACAGGGATGTGAGATACAAATGAGTCACCTTGCTCTAGGAAACCCTTCCACTCCATAGCAGCAGCCATAAACAAGAAAGGCTTGTCTGCATCAACCCACTTTCGGTTGTCCCAAGGATTCTCCACACAGTCCATTATCCACTGCTCGTTTTCCATGACCCACTGAACACGCTCTTCAAAAGGTGCTTTGCTTATCTTTTCTTTGCTTATCGTTTCAAAGTCACCCACGTTGGCTAAGTGAATAGCTAACCACTTCCAACCATCCTCACCAAGTGCTTTACCCTTAGCAAACTGGAGTGTGGATTTCATTTCATCAGGGCCCATGCAGTTGTAAGAACTGACACTGTATACACGTCCACGAAAGTCTAGCTGATAGCCAAAGAAGAACTCATCGTACTGACTAAATTCCTTGGCGGTATCAAGCATTGAAGTAAACGCAACCCTCTTAGAATCCATTACACGATTACCTACGTCTACTCTGTTCCGCTCCTGTGCGAAGGCTGCCTTTTCTTCTATCGTTGCCTCATCAAACGATTTCAAAGGCTCAGGCTTTGGTTCAGGCTCTGTTGCAGGTATTGAGCCACACCATTTGACCTGATTTTCATACATCTCATTCATGAGTTTAAGAATAGGCTTATTAACTGACCATGCTGTTTGCTGCATAGCGTTAACTGAGTACATCAGTAATTCTATGTCACAGTGCTTCAACTCATCGAAGTATGGCTTGCTATTAGTCTTAACAAATTTAACAGGGCGGTTATGACGGGTGTAGTAAACACCATTAGTAAGGTTGGACAAATTCCAATCACGTGGCTGGATTATAAGTGGCTTATACATAGGTGAAGTAAGGCCAGCTTTCTCACAACGCTTGGAAATCCAATCAAGGGTTTCTGGAGCAGCGATAAGACGCTTAACTGTATTCTTCTTACCTTTAGACTCCGTGACTATTTGCACTAGACCAACAGTTTCAATAAGTATGCTTAGAAGCTTTGAGCCTATTTGAAGGACAGCATTATTATCCCAATCTTGCCATGCTTGGACATTACCCTTTGAGGCTTCATCCACCATGCCTGAGATAAGAGCAAGTCGCCTAGCTTTACCTTGGCGTTTATTGTGAGCGTCAATTAAACGCTTACAAAGTTTCTTATCGTCTTCACGTAGTTGCTTGAGTCTGTATTCATCTTCAACTTGGTGTACAGCGTTTCTAAGGATGGACTGCAACATGACGTTCTTCTTGCTAATGCCATTGATGATGTACTTCATAAAAATGAAGGCCACTACCTGTGGGTCACCCCCTATTAGCTTATGCTGCGCTCTGCCCCCTCTACCTACCTTTACTGGTGACTCAAACCATGCAGTGACACCCTCCGTAAATCGCTCCAAACCTTGGACTAATAGAGTGTGTCCATATTCGGTATTGGATTCGGTATTCTTCAGCTTACTTTTAGTGTTGCTCTGTAACATTTTTTTAACTCCCTCATCTCTCATAGACATCTCCATGTCTAGCTGTAGGTTAAGAATATTTTCTTCTTTGTTGGTTGAATCATTGATGATGGCATCTTTAGTATTCTGCGACATTTGTCACTCCATTAAGTTTAATTTACAATGTTTGCAATGTTGCAATCCATAAGGCGTAGCTATCCCGTAAGCCAGATATGGCCTAACCCTCCTTCAATAGCATCTGCTAGAAAAAGAGTATCTAAGTCACGTCTCTCATAGCTCTACGGCTATGGTGCAACTTTAATATTTGATTGTGTTTGTCCTGCGCTTTGTATTTAATTTCCTATAGAAACCTCCTTACATGGTCAGTTAATAACTAACGATTACTACATTGAACGTAATTTTACCAAAGGCAACTCACCAATATCCACTATTAAATCACCAAAAAACTAGCCAGTTAGTCTTGACAAGGTGCTATGCCAGACACCCCGTGAGTCTCCGACTAGAAACCTATTTGTTCTTTTTTTGTAACCAATAGATATGCATCTGAATGAGAAAATATGGGATTGACAGCAAGCCTAGACAGGCTCTGGATATGCTAAATGACTAGCCTCCAGTTACCTGTCCTTGGCAAGAGGCCCGTCTATTGACATGTCCACTTCCCAGTGACCCGAAAAGTAAACTTTCCTATAAGGTACTTAAAAGAATTGATGCCTTAGCAAGAGGGCCGACAATGGGAATAGAAGGGTGTCATTTGTTATGGTGCAACCTTTGGTCACAGCTTTGGATAGCTATAGTGCTACAGTTGGATTTCGGTGGGGTTGTGTTTAACGGTACGTGAATGGGTAATCGGACTTTATATGTCCTGATTTTTGCACAGTTCTTTGCACAGTCCTGAAATGAAGGACAAGGGAAGGGTTAAATTTTAGGCAAAAAAAAGACCTGCTTTTCAGCAAGTCTTTGTTTAAGAGTGGCTTTTAGCCCTCATTTGAAACTCATTTGCATCACTGCAACACACTCTAAAATGGCGCGCCCGAGAGGATTCGAACCTTATTCGGTCGCTATCGTAGAGATGGTCACCCTGATGTCACTGGGTTTCCCGTGAGGTTAAGCATCTAGCCAACCCTTACTTCAGCAAAACTTTGCACGGCACTTTGCACGGCTTTTTGCTCGTTATTTGAAAACATTTGGAAGCTTAATGCTCCTTCCTCACGTTGTCCTGTCATACCTGATAGAGCGTCTATAGCATCAAACTTAGCGTTATCAGTTGCCTTGGCATACTGCGCTGTTTGGTTGATGTTAGTGTGTCCCATCAGTTCCTGTACTACCTTGAGGTTCACCTTCAACTCACATAGTCGGGTTGCGAATGTGTGTCTGATTCCGTACCAAACCTCATCTTCACCCCACCCCATGTTGGGTCGGACTACCTCTTGCCAGAACCTGTTGCAATGCCATTTGTAGTCTAGGCGGTGGAATAAGTATTCGTCCCGTTCTAGGCCACTAGCTCGCCTCCAGAGAACTTCAAGCGCATCACCAGTAATCGGTATAGTTCGCTTCTTGTTCGTCTTAGAGAAGGCTTTTGGCACTTCCAATATAGTGTTACCACTAGAGTCCTGACGTATCCAACTTCGCTGGATATTCCGTGCTTCCATCCACGGCCTCATACCTGTACTAAATAGAACCTTAGTAAAGTCCTTCAGCAAGGTGTTGATGTCCGTATCGTGAAAGTGGATTAGGTCACACAGTTCAAGCAACTTTTGCTCTTCAATGTGTGTGTAATACCTGAGCCTAGCTTCACCCTTTGGCTCCCACTTTATTGCTGGCATTTTCGCTATAACATTATGACGAAATGCTAACTTCAATATTGGTGAAACGAGTCCTAGCTTATTATTAATAGTGGAACCACTGTTGCCTTTAACAGACTTCAGAAATGTCACGTATTCATCTATATGCTTGGTCGTTATCTTGTCCACGCGAGTCAACTTCAATTCGTCATGAACAAAGGATGAAAAACACACCCAATACTGATTTATCTTCTTTCCATAATCCTTGGATAAAGATGCCCACTGATGCTTCCAAGTTTCATCGTATGCGTTTTGCAAACTATAAATGCTTGGCCCTGAGTTAGCCTTTTCTTGCTTCTCTGGGTTAAGCCCAAGGTGCATATCCGATTTAGCTTTTGCCAGTACACTTCTAGCTTTCACTATGTCGTGTCCTTCAACAAAAGTATCAAACGGCACACCTTTTACAGTGACCTTTACTTGGTATCCTGAAGGCAACATATAGATGCCCCGTTCTACCTTCTTCCTAGCCATAAGTCCTCTCTTAAAGACCTTGCACTAGCCTAGCTTATGCCTGAAATGGCTCCACTATTGTTACGGCCAAGTGTTGGCCTTACTTCAGTTATGACCGCATTTACCCTGCGGTCTTTGGGTTTTTAATTAGTCTTTGAACTTACCTACAATCACTCCAGCCAGCTGCTTGCCTTTAGGGGTTAACTTTGCAATCTTGTTACGCCTGTCGCCTTCAACAGCCTCAATCGTAACGTAGCCCAAAGGAGCCTGTTTTCTGGTTTTTACAGTGGTTGATAGTAAAGCAATAATTCTACTCACTGTTGGTGCAGCCATTCCTAAATCTTTGGATATTGTAGTGCCACTGGCCTCTCCAAAACGCATGAGGTAAATCAACACTTTAAGCTGCCCAATGGTCAACTCCCCTGTCCTATTGATACCTTTTTCATCCGTGTAATTAGTCTGGTCTTGCAGGGTCGAAATACTTTCAAATATGCCCCTTAGAACTGCACCTTCGCTTATCATGTGTCTCTCTCCATAGTCTTATCCGTCTGGATAAGTCACCAACTTAGCGGTTCACCATCCCATTGTATCCAATGGTTGCGGTGTCCTATCTCAATGTATAAATACTGTGCCTCTAGTTCTAGTTCAAATTTGAAATGACCAAAAACTAATCCAAGTAATGGAAAAAGCACTATCCTTAGAACTGGTACTAAAATTACTAATAATCGTAAAAATAAACGTACTACTAGACGCGCTGCTAAAATGTTAACTACCATTCTGTCACCCTCATGCAAATCTTATCAAAGACCTGCCAAATAAGGTTACCACATTTCAATTGTTGCTTACTAGGCTTTAATTCAATGTGACTACCAAACTTGGCTTCTGTCACCGAATATAGACATTACAACCAGATAAAACAAGTAATAAAACACCAAAAAACTAGCACTTCAGTCTTGACAAGGTGGTAGGCCAGACAGGCTGCACTTCTCCAACTATAAATAAGTTTGTTTCTTTTTGTAATTAATAAGAACATACACTTGCGCCAAATCGAAAAAATATGGGTTTGACAGATATTATTTGATGTGAAGGGGTCAAATATGCGTTTTAAGCAACTTTTAGTTGACCCCATAAGGTAAGCAAACTTACACTTTTGTATCTTAAACGCAATTGTATGCGATTATATGCGATTTTGTGGATATAAGATTTTGGCCTTTTCTTCCAATAAATCCCAGATTTCAGCACTTATTACACTGGCATCCAGTAAGTAGGGTTTAGCCTCAAGTAACACCCGCAAAGCCTGACTTTTGCTAAGGTCAGCCCTTAAAAATCTAACAGTGTCTAAAGTGAATCCGTTTAATGCTTGGTTTTTGATTTTCATCGTTAAAGCCTCGTTTTTAGTTAGGTACTACATTGGTTTACTCGGTGGCTCTAAAAATACTAAAACCACCTGATAAACTGGCTTGGTTCCTGATGTGCAACTATTGATAAATAGTAACTATTAGTGGATTTTATAGGACACGTGGGCCACATCATGAGACCAACAAGCGCGACAATCTTGGCAACCATCCTGAAGTTTTTCACTGGCTGGACAAGCTTGCCCACGGCCACCATCAGCGGGTGTGTGGACGCCACTAGTAAGACCTTTAAACTTGTTCTTAACTTGGTTCACCATGTCATCAGATAACCTCACAGCGCAATTTACGAGGTCTAATAGTGGACGTGCTAGAACTGGCTCTTTGGTGGGTATCCAATGTTGAACCCATTGAGTATGCTCAATACATTCTTTGACTAGTGCAACATAAGCCGCGCTAAATAAATCACCTGCACTATGCCACCTGAAAAACGATTCCTTTGTCATGCATAGCGTAAACGCTGCAAACCATAGGTCATAAATGATTGGTGATACTAGGGCCAGCTGTATAACGTCCCATCTACGCTGTTTGGCTATCTGTGCGGGTTTCATTCCATCATGGCCTTTGACTGCATAACAATCATGGCAAACTGTGCCTTTGACCTTTGCAAGCTTCCCACCACGTGGGCAGGATTCCCGAGCAGGAATGGCGATGGTATATGCTGGCATCTTGTTATTTTTGGATAAGCCTATAAAAGCTCGAGCTTGTTTAATACCTCGCTTGTTACCTGTTATCCAATCAATGGCATCTTGTTTGATTCCTTTGGTTGAATTGGCAAACAAAGCAATGGCCTTATCAATGTCCAGTATTGCTGGAACGTGATAGGACATGCCTAGGTCTGTGGCGATGATGTTGGTTGTAATCATATTCATGGTAGTAGTTCCCTATAGTTTGTTATTGATAAATGATTGCTGGTTATCTGCTAAGTGAGATAAACCACAGCGCAACCAATGGCGACGTGCTAGCCACATTGGACGTGCTTTGCCTTCGCTGTTTAAAAGCGTTCTAGCAGCGCGGATAAATTCCCTAGTAGTGCAAGCGGTTCCACCTGCTTTGGTTTCGATTCTTAGGTATTGGCTATACATCATGGTATTGGTTCCTTTTTGGTTATCTGGTTTAGTGCCAGGTTAATTGTGTGATGCTGTTTATTCGGTGACACTGGCACTCAATGCCACCTGATAAACTTTACCCACGTGAACGGATATAAAAGTCTGTCTGTGCTTCTAAATAGTCAGAGTAATAATGGCCATAGTGAAATTCACCATTGAAGTATTTCCAAGTCACATACTCACCACGCCAAAAACCTAAAACCACGTCATTGTCTGAACCCTCCAGAGTCATGCTAGTTAGTTGCAAGTCCACACCCATAGCATCAGCATGAGTAGTCATTCGGTCATATTCGGTATTAGTTATCATGTTGGTCATTCCTTATATAAATAGTGAGATGATTGGAGTGGCTATCAAAGCCAGCATTGACAGGCTAAATGTGAAAAACGAGATTGTAATAAGGTACTCAGGTAAATCACGTTTGATGCGTGGTTCTCTTTTAATGGTTGGACGTGGTGAAAACTTTGAATAAATAGCAGCTTCTTGTTGTGCTGTTAGTGGTTTAGTTAATGAGTGCATAGTGTTATTCCTTTAGTTATGTCTGCATATTAGTTGCAAACTGGTAACTATTATTGAATAACGATTACTACATTGCAAGTATTATTTGAATCGGTGGGAATGGCTCTTAATAGGTGGGTGTTAATCGGTGGGTGTCTTTGGGTGTCTTTGTGGTTGGCTAGATGGTCTAGGTCTGAAAAATAAAAACATCTCAGACCCCATTGACGCTGAAAACAAAACAGCTCAATTGTGATGCCATAAGATGGAAGGCCAGCACGTGATGATGTGCATATAAAAGGTTGGATACCTCTCGGTCATGCCTATAGATAGTGTGATGTGGGATGGTGTGCAAAGAACTGTGCAAAGACTGCAAATGGAGGCCACCCCACCCCCCTAGGCTTTTTTACCCTGCCTACACGCCTACCCCACGGGGGGCAGCGTCCTGTGTCCGTAATAGATATAGCGGCACAGATTTTTGTGACAAATTAATCCCAGAGAACCTTTAGAAAACCACTAGAAATAGAAAGGTATGACCAACGAAGTTCTGGAGAACCCCGTGGCCAAGAAGAGTCATTAGTTGGACTGACCCTTTGGTTAGCCTAACATTTAAGGCTCCCATTCAGAACTGATACTTTTCAATGAATCCTTTTTATTTCGTTTCAATATAATAATCATGAGGTAAATAAAGACAAAGGAAAATCCGACTACAGAAGCTATAGTGGTGATGATAATTAACATCCTCTCAAATGTTGTCACAAGGGTTAGCGGTAGCTAATCTAAGAATAATTCTTAGGGGCGGCTAATCTAACAGCACTAGAGTTATCTAACAATACTACTTAGGTAGCCTTACACATGTCTTATTAGTTATAAACTGATGGTCATGATGTATGGGTCAAGAGCAAGTTACCCTATAGTTATCTATAGGTGTTGTTTATATCCATCATCCCTAGGGTGCAACTTTAATATTGACAGTTTAAAACCACCTATCACCCGCACTTTTATAACCACCTGTAGCACTGTCTATGAACCTCTGAATCTCCCCATTGAAAGCTTCTAGCTTCATTTGAGCAGCCATAGATTCAGCATCAGTATCCATCTGTTCAGTCCAGTAATTAACTGCCATTGATAGGGCTTCTAATCGGTCATCATGGACAATTGCACCTCTATCTTTAGTCAGCCTAGTCATCTGGTAAAAGAGGCTATAAGAAGGTTCTGGTGCGCTGTCGTAGTCTTCCTTAATCAGCTTCTCATCAATGATAAGTCGGTGCTGCATCATCACAGGTTCAAGCGTATCAATGATACGGACTTCCTTCTGTGTGTTATGTCTGACTTCTTCTATGGACACTGGGTAAGTCTTAGCGATAAATGGTGCTAGTAGCTTGGAGAACATTCCGTCACCGAAGTTACTCTCCACCACAATCATGTTGACCTTCTCAATCTTCGCAAGGTTGGCAAGCTTCTGTAGAGTAAGGTCATCATAGCCACCCTTAAAGCCACCACATTGGGAAGCGTACAGGTAACCATTTAACATCTTCACCACAGCATAGGCTGTCTCGTCTTTACCACGACCTGAAGGGTCTATGGCAAGGACAGCACCAGTGAACTCATACATCTCATCAGAGAACCACATGGGCCTGTAAAACTTGTCACCAGTGAAGCCCACAACAGGAACTTCTTGGACAATCTGAGCAGGGCCAGAAGCCCACGCTAAGTCAGCCCAACCCTTCCTAGGATTGAGCGCAGCGACACATAGGTCACTGAGCTTTAATGGGTACTTATCAGCATCAGATAGCGTAGTGTCCAGCATGAATTGCAGAGCAAAACCTGCCTTTCCATAGGATGCTTCACGCTCCATTAAATCAACCTTAGTGAATCTATCAGGCTCTGTAGGTAACCCCTCCTGAGAGGTTCTGTGAAGCTCTATGAAGGGTGCTAATCTTCCTTGATACATTGTAGATTGTTTGTCTGTAGGGTAGCGAGAAGGCCATATACGTATCTCGTAGCCCCTTTCTGGTAGTAGGTTGTAGATGGACATCTCAGTCTGAGGTGTACCTAGGTAAATAACACGTCCATTGGGCTTTAATATGGCATCAAATTCTTTGATTGCTTCGGACAATTTGTCACGCATGGTCTGGGTTGCAGAGTTGTTTGTAACTTCCACGTCATCAGCAATTATTGTGTTAGCACGGGAGCCTGTAAGCTGCCCTGAGATACCTACAGATTTAACTGAAGGAGAGTGGTCAGGCATGGCAGGGCCAACATCAAATGCGATGACTGAATCACGCTGACCATTCTTGGTACGAAGGTGTGAAAGTAGCTCAATCTCATTGATAAGCCGCTTGGTAAAGGTTGAGAAAGCATCTGCACGTTCTTTAGATGCAGACACCACCAGAATCTTGTGTTGAGGGTCACAATATAAGAGCCACACCACGTAAGCAGAGGTTATCCATGACTTACCTACCCCACGAAAGGCTTCAATGACACAACGTCTTGGGCCTACTTGGAGATAGTTACCCATGTCGTACTGAATGGGGGTTGGGTCTGGTAAATTGAGGGTCTTCCAAACGATGTATAGGAACTTTCTGAAGTCTTTCGTGATGGGGTCATTTGCTACCAACTTAGTGGTGGGTTTAGCCATGAGTTACCTAGTGATTTAGTGG